GTTTGTGATGCCAGCCGACGTTGTACGTTATCATGGCCTTGATAAAATGATGGCACTAAGAGATGAGGCAAAACTAGGTTTGGCCCGTATGGAAGCTATGGGTCAGATGGGCAATGCCGAAGAAGCTATTATACCCTCCGACATTCCATTTGGTCTTGAAGACCTTGATATTGCAGATGACCCACTAGAAATGCAGGTGGGTGGCTTTGTTCCACAGCAGCAACCATACGGCACCATGACACAACCGGGTGGTCAAAATGTATTTTCAGTGCCATCTCAATTTGCACCTGTGATTGGGCGACCTGTACCATTTCAACAACAGTTTGCACCGGCAACACCAGTTACGCCTGTGTTTGGACCGGGGCAACCCACGGGTCAGCCAAAAGAAACATTCACGTTTGACCAACTAATGCCCACGTCGGGTGGTGTATCTGAAACTCGTGAGTATCGCAATGCAGAAGGAAAGTCTCTGTACATCCCGTTTATTAACGGTGAGCCAGTATATCCAATACCAGAGGGGTATACAGAGTATAAACCAGACGCAACGCCTGACCCTACACCAGACCCGGTGACAACAACAACAGCAGCGGCACCTAAAGAAGAAGACCCTTCTGACGGTAGAGAGTTGGGAGGTGGTCCCGCTGGTCTGACAATGAATCAATCTAGGATTTCTATCCTGTCTCAATTAGACGACGAGTTTGCTAACAAAATATCTGGCATTAATAAAAAGTACGAAGCACCGTCAGGTCTTGGTGCATTTAGTATTATGGGCGGTATTGGCAGAGAGTTTAAAAAGGGCAGTGAAACTAGGGCAGCACTCAAAGATTACGATTATGATAAACTTGCAGAAAGCAGGGGGCTAACAAGAGAAGAACTAGATTCTACTTTACAAGAGTTAACATCAGAAATCTATAGTGGGTACCGTGACCCTGTAACTGGTGAAGTAAAAGGACAGAAAGACCCGCGCAGTCTTTTCCAAAGGGCGAGTGATTTTGTAGGCGGTGTTGAGCCTAGTGGAGATGGTGATGATTTAGGCACCGCGCCAACAACAGCACGAGTTGAAACTACGCTTGAAGCTACGCAGCAAGCAGGTGTAACTGCTTCAGGTGCGGCTAAAGAAAATGTAAAAGCACTAAATGACATTATGAATGAATTAAAAATTCCAGAAAATCAAAAAATGGATTATCTGGTAAAAGCTGCTGCTGGTCAAGGCGCACAAACATTTGTGACAGGACCGGACCGCGCAAATACTATTCGTGTTGATTTCTCCACGTTTACTCCTGAAGTTAGTGCCGCAGCGCAAGATGTTCTAAACGTAATTGGAACTCGTGGAGACGATAGACTAAAGTCTATGCTGGACTCTTCACGAGAAGTGGCACAAGCGGAAGTGCGTCCAACAGCCGCTGCATCTATCTATAAAGAGCCAGACCCTGCTGGAGACATTCTTCCGGGTGAGCCGGGTTCCGATACTGCTTTTGACCCGATTCGGCAAGAAGAAGAGGACAGGCAAACACAAAACTATATTAGTAAAGGTTATGATGAGCCACGAGCAAAAGCCGCTGCAAAAAATAAAGTAGCTGCCGATAACATTGCAAAACAACAGGCGCGTGATAGAGGTGAGAGTGAAGAGCATGTAGCACAAACAACTGCTGTTACAGACAGCAGCGGAAAACCTGTAACCACCACAAGTGCAGTCACTGGTAAAACAACTGTTGTGACGAGTGAGCCAGAAAAAGATGACTCCGACTCCGGTTCAGGCAAAATTGTTTGCACAGAAATGTACCGTCAAACACAATTAGATGATTGGAAACAAGCTATAAAAATTTGGGGTGTGTATGAGAAAAAATACTTGACGCCCTACCATGAAACAGGTTATCATTGGTTGTTTAAGCCTTGGGTGAGAGGAATGCAGACAAGCAGCACTCTTACTTCTGTAGGTGCATATCTTGCACAGGCTAGAACTCAACATTTAAAACACGTTATGACTAAGGGTAAAGCACCAGATAGTTTTGTAGGAAACGTGTGGTGTAAAATTATACATCCTATTGTGTATATCGCCGGAAGGACAAAAGAATGGCTGAAACTGTAGAAGAACTTAAACAAGAAATGATAGACAGATTTGTTGCGCTTCCAGAGGAAGAAAAAGATGTGCTTACAAGTATGATTGGCACACAAGAGTTTCGTGTTCTTGGTAAAGTTCTTGGACCTGAATTATCTAGGATTGCGAATTTTGCTGCAATAGAGCCTGCAGTAAAACCTCGCAGACGTGGTCTAGCTTCACGTTAAATAGCTAGTTATGTTGGCTACCTAATCCCCCACCCCACGTGGCTACGGTTGGCCCCAACTTGGAGAAAATAAAATGGCAGAAGCCGCAGAAATCATGGCTGAAGAAATGCAGCCCGAAAAAAAAGTTGCGTTTGCATCCCGCAAATATAGCAACGCAGATAAACGAAAAGAAGAAGAAGAAGAACTAGAGCAGATGCTCAAAGAACAACGTGGTGAAGTTGAAGACAGTGCAGAAGATGTAGAAGAAGAACCTACTAGCGCGGAAGAAAAAACATTTAAAAAGCGTTACTCTGACCTTCGTAGGCATCAACAACAACAAGCAGAAGAACTAAAAAAACAAATTGCAGAACTGCGCAATCAGCTTGACACCGCTACTAAAAAAGAAATGAAATTGCCCAAGTCAGACGAAGACATTGAAGAATGGGCAAAAGAATATCCAGATGTTGCCGCAATCGTAGAAACAATTGCAATGAAGAAAGCGAGTGAGCAGTCGAGCGCACTTGAAGAACGCATCAAAGCAATTGATGAAATGCAACTATCTGCGACAAAGGAAAAAGCTGAAGCAGAACTAATGCGACTACATCCTGACTTTGACGAAATTCGTGATAGTGATGAGTTTCATCAGTGGGCTGAGTCTCAGCCTAAATGGGTTCAGGATGCGCTTTATGAAAATGACGACGACGCACGTTCTGCTGCTAGGGCAATTGACCTCTACAAAGCTGATATGGGTATTGGCAAAAAGAAACCCAAATCAGACAAAGACGCAGCAAAATCTGTGTCCGCAAAGAATAGTCGTAGTAAACCGCAAGAGAACGAAGAAGCATCCTACATAAAAGAGTCAGATGTGCAGCGTATGTCTGCACAAGAATACGAAAGTCGTTCTGACGAAATCATGGAAGCCATTCGTTCTGGCAAATTTGTCTATGACATGTCGGGTTCAGCCCGATAAAAAAAGTATTGACAAATGGTTATTTTTTAGTATAACTATAGTCAACAAAGGTGTAAGTGGGTTCGCTACCTGCTTACACTAATCCGCAAACGCTACCGTCTTATGGATTACCTGACGAGCATGGCCCGTTGAATATCTGGTCGGCCAACTAGATAGAATACGCACCCAAGTGAATCAGCCTCTGATTAGTCTGGTGAGTTTGCATCTGTAAAATGCTAAATAGGAGATAATATCATGGCATTCAAAACTGCTGCCGGGTATGGTAATCTTCCTAACGGTAATTTTTCGCCCGTAATTTACAGCAAACAGGTGCAGGTCGCTTTCCGCAAGGCCGCTGTTTGTGAAGCAATCACCAATAACGACTACTTTGGTGAGATTGCACAAATGGGTGATTCCGTTCGGATTATCAAAGAACCCGAAATCACTGTAAAGGAGTACGCACGTGGTGCGCAAATTACTCCGCAAGACCTTGATGATGAGGACTTCACCCTCACCATTGATAAGGCAAATTACTATGCCTTCAAGGTTGACGATATTGAAGAGGCGCATTCGCACGTCAACTTCCAGAGCCTTGCCTCTGACCGTGCGGCTTACCGTCTTGCTGACCAGTTTGACCAAGAAGTTCTTGGTTACCTGTCAGGCTTTAAGCAGTCCGCTCTTAGCACTGCTGCTGGCACCGCTAACGACGTAGTAAGCGGCTCCAAGGCAGTAACGACTGCTGGTTCCGACGAACTTCTTACCAGCATGAAGCTGCGTAAGGATAGCTTCGGCAATATCACAACAGGCTCTGCTGGCGACCACTCAATTCCGCTTGCAGCACGTCTGCCGGGTGCAACTGCACTTCCGACTGCTACTGCCTCTCCTCTGATGGTCATCTCCCGTATGGGACGCCTTCTTGACCAGCAGAACGTAGACACGCAGGGCCGTTGGCTTGTCATTGACCCCGTGTTCATTGAACTGCTCAAGGACGAAGACTCACGTCTTCTGAATGCAGACTTTGGTGGCGCAGGACTGCAAAACGGGCTGGTTATTAATAACCTGCACGGTTTCACTGTCTACACCTCCAATAACCTGCCGTCCGTAGGTACTGGTCCCGCAACCACTGGTTCGGCCAACCAGAACTCTAACTTCGGTGTGATTGTGGCTGGACACTCGTCTGCTGTCGCAACTGCAGAGCAGATTAATAAGACTGAAACTTACCGCGACCCGGACAGCTTTGCTGATATCGTTCGCGGCATGCACCTCTATGGCCGTAAGATTCTTCGCCCTGAAGCAATCC